ATCATTTGATTACCACCAACAACCATGTATGGATATTCAGGTGGTAAGAAAGTTCCAAATACTTTTGCTAATAATTTGAACTCATGTTTTTGTGCGTAGTGTAAACGTTTGTGGATAGCGCTCATTACTTTTGCGCCTTGTTCCATCATGGCTAAAGTTGTACCAACTGGAGCATTTGTATTTGTTTCTGAAATTTTTATATCAGCTACTGCTGCAAACTTTTGTCCAGCGTCAACACAAAAACCTAAAAGATTAAATAGCGTTGGATCAGGACCCTTGTATGGTAGTGGCATCAAACCAGAACGTAAGTCCCCGCTTGGTGCGTCTATGTCTCTAAATTCTCCTGGTTGTAATGGACTATCGTCGTCAGAGATTCGTATGCCCTTGGCTTTAAATCCTGCTGGTAAATTGGAAAGTGTTCCCGCATCAATAAGTTGACGAAGCGTGGAGGTAGCCGTTCTTGATAAGCCCCCAAGCATATGGATAAGACCAAAACCGTAAAAGCCAAGACCAGGAAGGAACTTGTAGTGAACGAAATATTCAATTTTTTTTCTAAGGGGATCTGTCTCCTGATAGTTTCTGTATATAGATAATATTTTATTGGAGCCTTCATCAACTGTTACAATGTATGGTACCTTAATACCAGTAGCCTCGCCGGTTGTAACGTCGACATCTTCGAAACCTTCTATGTCTAAATCGCAATGTATTTCGTACAGCGTATAAACATCTTCTTCGTATCCTGTTTTCTCTACGCCTTCTAACTCATTATATTTTTTCTGTATGTTTGTTTCTTCATTACTTGTTTGTACATCAACGTCTCTATAAAATCCTGCTACCTGTTGTTTGAGCAAATCATTTTGTGATATCTTAACGATGTGTGTAACACGTTCCGCTGATTGTAAATCGGTTGCTAAGTAATTAACAATTAAATCTTCACTTGGAATAAATTTTGAAACAGCTGCTTGTCTTGTTGCTTCGTAGTAAACTTTTTTGAAAGCAGACCCTGCAAGAGGTAAATGAAAAAGTAACTGATCCATATCAGGTGTGTACTCTTCCATCTTATCCGTAATCTGATAGTTCATAAAATCTTGAACTCTATCTGCTTGCGCTATAATTTCTGGACTCTCTGCCCCAATAATACTTGTTTTAACAGGACCGCTTGGTGGCAGTAACTCTTTGAATGCTGATGCTTGAAACTGTGTAACAGATTCTGCTAATAGTGGATGCGTAACACTGCTCGCTCCTTGAAATGGCTCGGAACGTTCTTGATGTTTAAATCCTAATAAATCTAATCCCTTGGTATACGAAAACTCCCACTCGTGCCGTGATTCACGGTCCGCTTTTACTTCTCCAACTATATCACTAGCAATTTTACCTAATGTATTATCCTCTAAGTATTCTGCTAAGTTGTCTGCGAATCCCGCTTCAAGTGGCCTGGATGACGGATCAAAGTCTATAACTGCGCCGCCTTCTTCTGTTTCCTCAACCTCTATTTCTTGATCATCACCTATTCCTTTAACAATATCACTTGCTTCAACATCAACTGTTTCTTCAACTTCTAAATCAGGATTTGCAACTCCTGTAATTTTTTTATCTACAGCCATTATCTTCTCGCCTTACCATAACCACGTTTGGCTGCACCACCAGAACGCATTCTCATTGGTTTCATTTTTATCACGGAACCTTCTGCTGAACCTTTAGCAAAACCTCCATGACCAAAATCTTTTACATAGTTTGGATTAATTGTAAATAATTCTTGTTTAATAATTTCTATTTGATCATCATCACCATTTGCAATTGCATCTTCAAGAAGATCTCTTAATTGTTTTACTCTACTGTCGACCATAGGTCCTCCTATACTTCATTATAATAATTTCGTTGTGCACCAAGTTGCAATGGTGGATCTTCGTAATCTTCTGGATGAACAACAAAATTACCTTGACGGAACCTTAACATAGCTTGGGTCATACTGTCTACTAAATCATCATGTTCACCGTATGGAAAAGCTGCACACTCTTCCACCATCTCTTCTGTCCATCTTTCATCTGGTCGCCATACCATGCCGGCTTCAAACAAAGGTGCAACAGAATTGACACGTACATGTTTATCATTTCCTTTGCTCGGTGTAAAGTTAACAACGGGAATACCCATGGTCCGTAGTTCGTGAGTCAGGGGTAGTCCTGATGCTTTCGCTTCCACGATTATTGTTTCCGGTTCCCAATATTTATATTCTTCCATTGCTACTTTCTTTAATTCAGGAAAATCCCATCGACCTTTTTTACAATCAATTAAAATTGCATTTGGTTTGCCGTTCTCTTCAGGATAAAAAATACCCCAGGTACTGATTGCACTATAGTCTGCAGTTTCTTTTCTACTAAATGCCGTATCATAACTTTGTATGATATGCACTAAATCTGGTATACGCTCTTCCTCCCACACTTGCCACCATTCACGTTTGATGATGGAACCTTCTTCAGAGGTTGGTTGTTGTTGCCATTGTGCTTGCCACTTCTGTTCTGTCAAAGAAGCTTTAACTGATTCTAGTTCTTCTAGTTTCCAATACTGTGGCCAGATAGGTTCATTGCTTGGAAGTATTGCAGGAAACTCTACAACCTCCCATTGATCTGCTTTTGGTTCTGATTGTGATTTCATTAACTGTCCAGTCAAATCTTTTGTTGACCAACGGGTCATAACAATTAAAATGCGCCCGCCAGGTTGTAAACGCTGACGAGGACCAGAAGTATACCACTCATAAGCATTATCCATAGCAGTCTCACTGAGAGCATCTTGCTCTGAATGAGGATCATCAATGATAAGTAAATCAGCACCACGACCAGTAATAGCACCACCAACACCAGCCGCAAAATATTCTCCACCATAATTTGTTTCCCACCTTCCTGCAGCTTTACTATCTGCACTTAAGTTTACATTATCAAAAACATTTTTATATTCTCCAGTTCCCATTAAGTTTCTAACCTTACGACCGAACCGGTATGCAAGTTCCGCTGTGTGTGTAGTTTGAATTATTTTTAATTTAGGATTTATACCCATCATGTAAGCAGGAAATAAATATGATGCAAATTCTGATTTGGTGTGCCTTGGTGGCATGTTCACGATCAAACGTTTTATCTTCCCCTCTGCTAGATCTTGGAGCTTGGATGCAGTCTTAAGGTGGTGGGGCCCTTTGACAAAATCTGGCCACATTATTCTAACAAAATTTAAAAAATTATCTTGAGCTGCAGCCTTTAATTTTAGTTCGTTTTCACGAAGCAGCAGCTTGAGTTCTTCAGCTGTTGGTTTATTCATGGTATCTTTTTTATCCTATATGTTTGTGTATATCATTATTATAGGGTCGCTGTCAAAAACCCGCCCGCAGCAAATAGGGGGTGGGGTAGTTAAAAAAAGTTTTGGACGTTTGGGTAGAGTAGGGGTTACCTTTTTGGATTGTGTTTAGATTTCACGTGAAAGGCGAGTGCGTGAGAGCAGCCGAAAGTGAAGATTAATAAAAACTACTCTCACTATATTAATATGAAAAAAGAATAAAAAAGTGCAAGCAAGGCTGGGGATAAGTTATTAAAAAAAAGTTAAAATAAATAAATTATTATCTTGTATTATCTTTTATAATCTTTATATTAGAATTATATCAAGCTTGGTTAAGCAAATGACTGATAACCTCCAAACCGGAACATACTACGGGAAGGAAAGAAAGAGTCTACCAACTGATATCTAACCCAACTGACAGGAGTTATCCTTGAAGAAAAAACAAAAAGGAAGAACAGAGAAATTGTCTCTGATGCCTGAAGACCTTGATGATTATCAAATCATCAAGCCGATAGGGCTCTTCCATGTTTACCAAACCCAAGAAGACCTTGAGCATTATTTTCAGAAATTTTCTGGTAATGAATTGTTTCTTGTTCATCTGGGGGCGGCGCTACAGTGGAACTGCTTGGCTTACCAGCTTAAAGGTAACAAGCTAGCAGAGAAGCCACTGCAAGCAAACTTTAAGAAATAATTACCAAGGGGCGTTATCGCCCCTTGATTCTAAAAGAAAGGAGGATTTATGGAAATAGACCATAAGACTACAGCTGTAGGATTTGCCAAACAAACTGCTGAAACAATGCAGAAAATGGCAGATGCTATACAGGTATTATCTAAAAAGATTATCGAAAATTCTAATCAAATAAATGAATTAGAAAGAATGGTTGGTCACCTTAAAGGCGAACAATACTTAACCGATAATCGAGTAGATAAGATAGAAAAAAGCCCAACGTTATTTGATAAATAGTTTCAATGTTGGGTTGAAAGGAGGGGGGCGTACTCGCCCCCTAATAATTCAACCAATAGGAGTATCTATGAATATAAAAGTATTAACTTGGTTCGATGTTAAAATAAATACATATGACCAGGACGGCAAGCCTATGAAAGAGCTCGCTGAAGATGACGTTCAAACTGTCTTAATGAGAGTAGAGGACGAATTAAAAGAAAATGCTAAAGTTGATTTTCAATGTGAAACGCAAGACTATGTTTTAGATTTTGAAAACAAAACTGTAACAGAAGGAAAGTTATGAAATTATATTTTATGAATGAAGACATGCTAAATAGTTTAAAGAAAGTCATAGACTATATGCATGAGTTTGAATCTAAACACTATGAAGAGTGTGAGGATAAGGAAAAGTTAGACCACATTTATAATCATGTTTTGGTATTAGAAAAAATGACTAAACAAAAATCAATCCATGAGCCTGGACGATTAAAGGCATTTGAATAAGTTTTGATTAATAGACATGGCTTGAGTTTATATACAAGCATAGTATGCCTTCCCTCGAGCTAATATAATGATTTAATTATATTGTTTTAATCAAGAAGGGTAGGGGCTTAGCCCCTACTTTTATTTTAATAGTGCTTCTAAATTCCAAATCCCTTCCCTTTTTAGCTGGTTCAAAGCATCGTTCCAGCCTTCCTTATAACAATCAACACTTGTCTTTTCATGAAAGTGTTCATTATCTTCCAACAAATTTCTATAAACCCTTACCAAATGGGGTAAGTGCATATCCATTATATTTATTTCTTCGTCCCTGCTTTTTGAATAGCGTACGTTTAGCGAATCGTCAAACATATCTGAGGGCGTTTTGCGTCCGCTTATTATGCTTTCAATTTCTAATAGTTTTTTTATTTCCATAATTTTAATTGCGTTTGTTTAGTGTTAGTTTAGCTGGCCCGGCGGATCCAGGCCAGCGATTGCCGGTCACTTTCCGAAGTGCTGCAGCATTCCTTGATAGATATCCTGGGCGTATCGATGCTCAACGTATCTTTCTCT